TTTTATTAAATAATCTTCACAAGCTTTTCTTTTTTTAGCATCAGTAGAGGTTAGTAATTTTTGATATTTGTTAATTAAATCAAATTTATTTATTTTTGTTGCTATTCTACCGAGTAAATTACTTTCATCTATATATTTTCCAGTTTCATCTTTTTTTAATTTAGATGCTTTTTTAATCATCTTAACTATTTCTTTAGCTGATGTGTTTGTTTCTAATGTTCTATCTTTTAATATTTGAGATACTCTTTCTAAAACTTGTTTTGGATCCGCAAAGTCTGGTTTTTTTCCTGTAGTTAAGTTATACTTAGATGTTATTGTTGATTCAATAGCTTCTCTTGTTGTCTTTAAATCATTATGTATTTCTAAAACTGCATCATAAGATGTTTGATCTAACCCCATTTTTTGATCTACTAACTGTAAGAATCCTTCTGCTAATCTATTATCTCCTCCATAATTAGGAGTAAATAATTGATCCATTCTATCCAAACTAGCAATTGATCCTAATGTTATTTCATCTAGTTCTTTATATCTTTTTAGTCCAGAAGAAATTAAATATAATTTAGTGTTATTTGATTTATCTATCAATCCACCAGAAGATAACATTGCTTCAAAATCTTTTTGTTCTTGACAAGACATAGCTCCAGCACATCTAGCTTGCACAGCTTGTTTTAAATTTCCTAAAGTTGTTTCTTGAACTTTTTGGGTTCCTCTTTTCTGTTTAGATAAGTCTGCCATTGCAGCATTTTTATCAGTATAAATAAATTGTCTATCTGGACGATCACCTGTTTTAGCTGTACCGGGATCAGAAGAATTGTATGCACATGATGCATTTGGAAAAAATCTATTTATTACTCTTGATTGATATAACATTTCTCTCGCTATAAATTTTTTCACTTGAACCAAATCATTAACCACTAATGAATCATTTTTAAAAACTTCATTAATAAATGCAGATTCAACATCAGTAGGATCTTCACCTACCAATGCTAATTCATCTGCTATAGTTTTTATTGTAGCTATTTTTTCTTGTAAATAACCTGCTACAAATTGTGAAATTTTTCTTTTTTCTTTTAAATCTGATGTTGAATTATATTTTTTTAAAAGATAATAAAAATCAACTGTAGTCTCAGACAAAGCACCTTTTACTTGGCTTTTTGCTCCGCTATAAATAGTTTCTAATTTTACCCTATTTATTTTTTTACAATTTTGCTTTGCCATTTCTATAAGTTGTTTTTCATACTGACCTATTTTTAAAACAACCCCCTCGGAATTTTCTCCAGAACTAGATTTAAGCAAAAGATGAGGTTCTGCTCCAGCCACATAAAAAATAGAGGATTGGAAAGATTCACACGAAGAATCTTTATTTTTTATAGCAGTATCCACTAACAGATCGTAAGCATCTGCTGCAATATCAACATTTGCATCCTCTAATTTGTCTTTTACATAACCATTTATTTCAGTATTAAATGTTACTTTTGTTGCACGCTGTAATCTTCCATATATCGCAGTATTTGCAGACGAAGTAAATTTTTCTCCTGTGGAAGTTTCTAATCCTGATTTTTTAATATTACAAACTGGGGCATTAGGATTTTCTTTACAAAAGTTTTGTATTTTTTTAAATGCATTAAGGAGGGTATTTTGTGTTACATTTATTAATGGTACAATAGGTTCTTGTTGTACCAATGCTTCAGTAGGCGCGGCTTGTTCTTGTGATGCTTGCTCTTGTTCAGAACCTTGTGATTGTCCCCCTAATAAATTTGCAAACTCAGCAAAGTTCATAGCTCCTGCGGCACCCGCAGCTTCTACAGGTATACCTTTTCCTTTTCTAAAATCAGGAAATCCATTAAAAACTACTTTACCCGCCGACTTACCTTCTACAGCAACCCAAACATAAGAATCAGGTATTTCTTGCACTAATACTTTATTATTTGGAGGTTCTGCACTAGCTGCTGCTTTTGCTCTATTAATATAATCTTCGGCTTTAACTTTTAACTGTGGATTTATTTGAGCAGCCTCTTCGATATAAATTAATTTAAATTTCCTTTTTTTTAGATCATCAAAACTATTTAGTAATTGTTTAAAGTAATCCATATTATATTATAGTTCTAAGGAAAAATACCCAATCTAAAATATTTTAGATTGGGTATTTTTTTAATATTTATTTATTTCACTGAGGCTTTGTGATAGTTCTTATATCCATAGTATCAAAGGAGAACTTAACATCTATGGTATTAACTGTATTTGATTCAGAGTATTTTTGTTCTGCTATTGCATACTCCATAGGAAATACTCCCCAGAAGGTTGTTTCAGATATTGGAGTATTTTGCCCACTTAATTGACGCACTATTATCTTAGAAGTTTTAATTGAAGCAATTGATCTAGCTCCAGTCGCTGGAGTGTAGTATTGTCCAGTTAATGGATTAAAGACTGATTTGATATATTCCCAAAGATGAGCATATTGTGGGATTAATAATTGATTATCGAATGTAATTGATAACCCTTCAAATTTCATCTTTCCGGGATATTTAACAATATCATTTACCCTATGGATTTCAACCATGTCTATTTTTGGTCCATAAGCAGTTACTTTATTAACACCAATCTGTAGATCGCCTTCCTTGTAATCTCCTAGAGCAGGAATATTTCTAAAATCTACTTCAAATTGATATGATCTTATTGCATCAAGTGAAGTAGAAATTTTTAAAGGTGTTGGGCTTTCTGCATTTATCGCGCCACGGTAGTCAGAATAAGTTGCCATATAATCTCCTTATCAACCTATTTGTGCTGATTGATTTGTAAGGTTAAGTTCAAAGACTACGATTTCAGCAGTCTTAGTAGGTTTAATTAAAACCTTGCACCACATTTCATTTCTATCAATTCTTATTGGAGTGTTTGTTGTGGAGTCGCAAACAACTTTGAATTGTGTAATACCTCTTCTTTGAGCAATGTCAGCGAAGAATGGATTGAGTAAGCTTTCAACTCTTGCCCAAGTAAACTCATCATTAGGTTCGAATACAAGTCTTCTTGTTGAAGCCAAGATAACCTTTCTAATGTAAATCATCATTCTTCTGATGTTAACTCTATCCAAGGCTGAAGGATCTCTTTGGGCTGTTCTTTGACCAAAGATTGTTATACCTTGTTGAGCAAAGTTGACAACAGGGTTTATAACATTTCCGCCACTATACATTGTATCTCTATCACCTTGGTTGAGTTTAACTTCAACATCAGTGGGTTTAGTAAGTCTTCCACGGACGAATCCGGCAGGAGCAAACCAAGTTTCTGATACGCTATCAGTGAAAGCCATTTGTCTAGCAGCAAAGATTGTTGGATCATACCAACGATCCTTACCATCGAATGTGCTGAACACTTTCACATGAGGGAAATAGATTGCTGCATAAGAACTATTTATGGCAGCAGTTCTTGATCCAGCAGTGCTAGAAGATTTACCATTGGACCAATCTATAGCATCCTGTACTGTTCCTATTCCATAAGGAGGAGAAACCAACGCAAGGAAGTTTTGGCTTGTTTCAGCTAATGTAACGAGAGCATTTTGAACGCTTTGATTATAGACTCCGGGGATCAAAGCAATACTGATGTTTAGTAAATCATCATCTAAAGCATAGAGTCCAGTCTTAGGTTCTGTAGTAGCATCACCTATGAGAACTGTTGCTTTGCCATCAGTTGATGCTGGAATTCCATTATCACCACCAGCTAAATCGTAAGTACCCTCTACTGCTTTTACGAAGCGAGACTCTATGCAAGCAGCACCTGTAAATGCTCCGGGCTGAGTACCTTTTAGATTATCAAAAGATGCGCCAACCAAACCACTCACTTGGCTTGCAAAGTTATTGAGTTTCGTGACCGTTGCAATGTCTCCATTTTCAGCATACAAGTTTCCTTGGATATACTTAGATGTAGCATTAGTTGCCCCAGTATTAATTACATCTTCTAGGAATGCTCCACTTGCAAATAGTGATGCTTTAAAGTTTTCAGCTACAGCACCATTCTCATTAATATCTACAGCAAAGTTACCAGCACCCAAACCTCTAATGGTAATTGAGTTTCCACTAGTATCCCCATCAACAGTAGTTCCTGCATTGTAGCCTGCTCCGGGATATAAAGTCTCAACTAAGTAAGTTAATCCGCTAGCAGTCAACGCATCAAATGTTGCACCATAAACAGTTATGGATGATACTCCAGTTCCAGATGCTCCGAAACTAGTTGATCCAGTAGAGTGTCTAACAGGGAATAGAACCGCAGCCCCTGCCGTTCTTGCAGAAGAAGTCCAAGAAGTAACACTCAAAGAAGCTCCAGATCCTGCAAAAGACCCAACTAAAGCTCCAGATAATCCTAATCCAGTATCTGAATTGTTATCAAAAACACCAACAGCGTCCGCATCTAAAGAACCACCTATTACTTTCTTTAATGCTCTAGCTTGGCAAGCACCGGGATCTCCAGCAGTTAAAGTGCCTGATGGTATATTAAATTGTTTAGCAGAAGCAAATTGTTCTATACCAGCATTATTTTTTACTTGAATATCCAAGTAAATATTTTGTGTTAATCCATATTGATTACCAGAAACAATTACGGCTGGGCAAGCTCCAAAAGTAACTGCGACAGAAGCTTCCACTGCTGAAGCTGCTGCTGCTCTAACGAAATACATTGAGTTTGTTGTCTCCAGTATTTCTAATGAGCCTTCTAATCCTTGTCCATAGATGTCTTCACTTGGAGGGCCGAAAGTGTCTATTAATTGATTCTGGCTTGTTATTAATGTAGCTTCGTTTACTGGTCCTTTGGAGGCGAATCCAACAACACCAACTACGGAACTATTCAGAGATGGCGTGTACTCTGAAAGATCTTTTTCTATGACATATACACCGGGGCTAACAAAGTTTGGCATAATTATCTCCTATCAAGCGTTAACTATTTTGAGTATTCTTTTTTTTGCTAAATTTAATACTTGTTCGGTGATGTAATGGTCAGGAACAACTACACCTTCTCCGGGTTTTAACCATCTTTCATCACAACCTTTTTCAGTTGAGAAGAATATGGTAAATGATTGCAAGCTTGTGTTTTTTACTAGTTTCATAATTAACTCTCCTGATTATGTACTCTAATACAAATTATTTTTAGAAATATTTTTTTAAAATTCTAAATTTAATCTTTCTATAGCTCCATTTGAGGTTAAAATAAACTTAGGATTATTTAAATATGTTGATACTGTTACTGTATAACTTCTTTTTATTATCCTATCATCTTTATCTTCTGCTTGTAAATCTTGAGCAGTAGAACCATCCTCACCTAAATAAGCCTTTACTAGATTATGCCCGGGAATACTTAAATCAGCATCTGGATTAAATTTTAATCTAATTTGTTCTACTATTTGATCTAAGTCTGATTTATACTTACACCAAACATTAACATTGTAAGTTATTTCTACTGGAACTGGGGCTAAACTTAATATACGAATCGCTCTATTTTTTACAGGGTCATACTTAGTTTCATGTATTAATAAGGTTTTGTACCTAGATCTAGCACTATCTAAGGCTGATTTTTCTTGGGATACAGAAACTATGGGTAATATAATATTATTCTCTTGTTGTATTTTTGCTATGGCTCTTTCTGGATTTGCATAAATACATTTAACATTAACTATATTATTTTCATCATTGATGCAAACCAAGTCAGAGAAAAAGTTAATTATAGATCTTAATAATTCTTTGTATATTCCTGATATGGTCGATTCTTTTTTTGTTATTTTTAGTATCTCATTTCTAATATAAGATTCTCTAGTTAAATAACTATCACTTCTACTACTTAAAGAACCTATCTCAGTTTGTCCAAGTATAGATTCATTGCGTAAAATAATTTCAATTCTGAAGTACTCATTCGTGGCTGTAACCTCCTAATGGATCAGAAATTTTATTTAAAGGTGTATCAACTGTTTCAGTATTATCCCTCAGTAATTTAGCATTACAAACTAAGTGATAAACTCCGTAAGC